TTGATGAAATCAAAGTAGTCAAGCCTAATTCAGCATGGTTAGATGGATGGGATCTTTGGGAAGGATTGATAGGCAATACGACATTATTAGGACCATTGGGTCTATATTTTACAATATTAGGCTATCAAATGACATTTTTGCATATGTTTAGCGCAGCACTTAGACAAACCTGGAAAAAATTAGGACAATGTTTGGCACTTAGTATATTTCCCATTTTATTATCTTTTTATTTTTATTATAAAGACAACAAACCAAAACAAGTTGAAGAGCAATCTTCGACTCACAAAGGAAAAGAACCCCCAGTTAGGGTTCTACCACAAAGCGAACAAGTAGCAGTTATGATGCCCATAATCGAAAAGAATATGATGAAAATCAGAACAATGACGAACGGATTTTGCACGAATGCAGTCTTCGTAAAAGGAACAACGATATTGGCACCAGAACATCTATTTGTAGACCCAAATGGACATCACAATTTATATTACAAGCAAGGAACATTTTTTGAAGTTAAATTACCAAATCAAGACAATTGGATTCAATTTGAATTCGACAGACAAAGTTTAATACCATTGAAACAAGCAACACCGACAAAGTATGATTCATGCGATGCAGTTTTGTACACATTACCAATTCAGAAATTTCACTGCCATAGAGATATCGTAGGGAAATTTTGGGACGGAGATCGAATTTTGAACTCTACCCCAGCAATGTATTGTGATTTGCAAAACGATGCTTTCAGATGGGTTGAAACGACGATAACAGGCATGCAATTGGTTCAATATGATAGAGGCTGTAAAGTCTATATTCAAAACACGGCTGTATCTGGTCACCCAGGTAGAGACGGAGCTTGTGGAAACTTGATAATGGACGGTTCGGGTAAAACCAACAGCCCAATATTAGGTATTCACGTAGCATGGGATGAGAGCGAGAAGAAATCACAAGTTTTATTAATCAACCAAGCGATGATTAAGAGAGCTTTAGAGATTCCATCAATCGAACCCCCAAAATTGAACTCAAAGCATGTTGCACAACCGGTTGAAGCACAGGGAAGCCAATATAATCAATTTGATATGGAGGCTTTTGGATCGTTGAAAAACTTATTGTATACACCGACTGAAACTTCATTGAGAAAGTCAGCGTTATATGATAAAATAGTAGAACATCATACAGAACCGGCAGTGCTATCAAACAGAGACCCAAGAAAATCACCAGGATCAGATTTATATCGAGACGGCATTTCAAAGATGTCAAAAAGGACAAGAGAGATCGACCCAAAAGTGTTAGCGAAAGTTGAAGAGGATATGAAAGAGTTTTACTCGCAGTTTCCGATTACTCAAGCAACACCATTTACATTGGATCAAGTTTTAAATGGCGACGCAGATGGAATAAATGCTATAGACATGACAACGTCAGCAGGATTTCCATATGTGTTAGAAGGACTAAAACGCACAGATTTATTTGAAAGAAGAGAAGATGGCAGGATTTATCCAAAAGAAAGATTTTTGACCGATTACAACAACGATATGGCTTTACTGTCTCAAAGACAGTATCCGGAGTGGTATTTGATAACATCATTGAAAGACGAAAAACGACCTTTAGCAAAGATTTACGAGACAACGAAAACACGTTTGTTTTCTGTTTCACCTATGGTGCAGCTCGTAGTAATGAAGCAGTTTTTTGGACCGTTTGTTAGTATGATAAGCGGAAAGAAAGTACCATATGTTGGAGGATTAGACAGACAAGGATCTTCTTGGCATTCGTTTTTTAGCGAATTGCGCAAGACGTCAGACATGGGATTTGGAGGCGATTATGAAAAGTACGATGGAAGGTTTCCATTCGAGGTTTCAGAAGTTGCCATAAGGATAGCAATGGACAGGATAAGTTTAACGGACGAACAAAAAATGCAATCAGACACATTAAATTATACAATTTTACACCCTATATACGCAGTACAACAGTTTTTATTTGAAGTTTTTGGAACAATAGCAAGTGGATGGTGGATTACTCAAATTTTAGGTACACTAGGAAATGAGATAATGCAAAGAGCAGCATGGTACGAATTAGTTGGACCAGAATATCGGGACAGAATATCGTACGAAAGA